GACGGCTACGGTCCGCGGTGCTGCGAGCTTGTCGGCTTGCAGGGCGTGATCGACTTTCCCGCTGGAAGGACCTGCCCCGGCGGCTTTGGCGTAGATCGACGCGAGCATGTCGCCGGCGCCGAGCGCTGCGAGGTCGGAGGCCAGCGCCACCTGCTCCCAGGCGTTTCCTGCGGTCTTCTTCAGCAGGATGTAGAGTTTCCCTGCGGTCTGATCGTAGTAGAACGTTCCCGGGATGCCGTCCACAGTAGTGGGCGCAGCAGTTCCGACTTCGAGGCCCTCCGAGCGGTAGGGAAGATCGTTCCAGGCGGTGGTTCCATCGCCGGTCTTCCAATGGCGGGTGTCGGATTCGATGCCTGCCTCGCCCTTCAGAAGGACGGGATTTTGTTCGGCCCATTCGGCCGCGGTCTGTGTCTTGAGCAGAAGACGTGCTTTTACAGTTTTTGTTGCCATAATGATAAGATTGAAAGGGTTATCTGTTGTTGTCCAAAATGAGTTCGTCTTCGTCGTCTATTCCGACTCCGATACATTTGTAGCAAAGTCCGGTTTCGTCCCATCGGTAGGATTTGTCGGCTGTGGTATCGATGTAGAGCACTTCCGGATTTCCTACGGCCGGGAATTGAAGGTATGATCCGAAATGCAGGGACTCGGCCGTTCCGCCGGCAGCATCCATATCCTGCCATTGTAGATCGTAGTCTTTGTCGGACTTTTTCACGAGGACCTGGCCGGCGCTGCCGCCGGATGGGATTCCTATGCCCCGGAGCATCCTCTCCAGAACAACCGTTGCGGCTGCCGGCGTTTCCGAGTCGGTTCTCCCGGCCCAAAGTTCCCATCCGGTTAGCTGCGGGAGCACCTTCTTCTGCTCTCCGCTTTCGAACAAGTCATTGGGAACGTTGCGCAGCAGCCGGAAACAGAGTTTCCCGGGAGGCAGGCGGTGGTCTTTGAACTCTATGAGCATCGCATCCGGCGTATCGTCCACGGGGCGGCAGTTCGTGTAGTGTTTTCCGTCGAACGCCGCCGTGAAGGATATTCTGGACTTGTTCGGGCCTTCGTAGGTGTTGAAAACGATCTTCCAGGGATATTCCGGACGCTTGCCGTCCGGGAACCGGAAGATGAAGGGGAAATCCTCTTCGAAATTCTGCCGGAACAGGGCCGTGCGCTGCATGGCCATTATTTCTGTAATCGATGTGTTCATCTGTGCTTCTGCGTTGATGTTTATCGTATCGGTCGGTGTTTACGCCTCGTCCTGCGCGGAGAGTATTATTTCGTCGCTGCTGTCGATACCCCATCCGACACAGCGGTATGCGACCGCTGCTTCGTCCCAGCGGTAGGCCCTCTCGTTTGCCGTGTCGATGTAGAGCATTCCGGCAATTCCGGTCTCCGGAAACAGTTCCCGGGGGCCGAAATGGATCGGTTCCGCCCGACATCCCGTATCTTCGTTTCCTATCCACCAGTTCCCGTTCTCTCCGATGTGGGGCGTGATGCCGTCTTTGCCGCGGTATACCGTGCCGATGAATGCTTCGATCTCTGCCGACGCTTTCACGTCGTCGCTGGGTCCGTTCCAGAGCCAAATCCCGGGACAGGAGGGGATGCAGATATTCCTCGCGGCGTTGTTCCAAAACGCATCGGGCGAGCTGATCCATAGCTTTTGGCAGAGCCACCCGCTGCCGAGGAAACATTTAGATAGGGGGACATATACGCAGAGCCGGTTGTCGTCGAGTTTTTCGCAATGATCGTATATGCCGTTTCTGCGGGACACCTTGAACCGGACGCCGTTGTCGGCGAAGAATTCGATTTCGAAATCTATGCTGTCCTCGGGAACGGGAGCCGGGACCGGATTCCCGTTGTCATCGGATTCCTGAAACTGTTCGATGAATGAAAAATCGGTTTGGTTGTTGAGTCGTATTTTTGCGGCTTTCGTTTCCATGTGCAGGTCGTTTGAGGCAAAATTAGGAGGTCGGCGTCCGCTTTGAAAGGACAAATCTTATCGTCTTTCGGGGAAAAATTCTCCGGGTATGATCTGCGGTTCGGGAAGTTCTGCCCGCTCGTAAAAACGCTGCTCGTTGCGTTCTGCGAGGTGGTATTTGAAGGTATACGCATTCAGTTCGCGTGCCGCGTGTTCGACTTTGTATTCATCTACGATGATCCGATGCCATTGGCCGTCGCGGTAAACCCAACGGTCGCGGCTTTTGATGAAATCCTGATGTTGTGCGGCCATACGCTCTGAATCGATATAGCCGGTGGAAGTCTCCCAGTAGGAGGTATAGTTGTTGGTCAGTTCCTTTTCGACCTCGGAGTTGGTGAAGGTCTCGACATCTCCCTCTGGTTTGAGAATGGTCTTTCCTTGCATCATCAGCGTGTCGAAGCCTCCCATGCCATTCACGAACCCGAAGCATTGATCGTCCATACGGTCCTTACGCAGGAGATAGCGTTGCCCGATCGGGTGGTTGGGCTTGTCGATCAAAGTCGTGACCCCTCCCGATATTTGGGCCTTTTGGCTGGTTCCGAAGACATCGTAGGCGATGGGAATGAGGCCCTTTTCTTCGCAGAATTCTTGCCAGCAGGCGCCGAAGCTCGTGTCGATCTGATTATATGTGTAGGAACCGGGGGTCTCCGAAATCTGTTTGGTGAATGTACGGCCGTTGGCGGTATAAAGCGTGGTGTGAAGTTCCATTGTCTGGTAGGGGTACGGCCGGACAAATGCCAGCCATTGCGGCTGCCGGGGTGTTGTTTCGATGATCTGCGGCTGGTGCGTCAGGAAGTTCCGGGCAAAGAAGTCGATGATTTCAGATGCCGTATCGAAAGGTTTCGATACTCCTCCCGGCATTAAGTAGCTGCCCAATTTCATACTTTCGCCACCTTTGTTAGCACTCCACGCAACCTGTGGGAGATTTTTGGTGGTTGTGTATGGACCGGCCAGCGAAGGGATAAGCCGAACCAGTTGGCGGACGTGGATGGTGACCTCCCCGTTCGCATCCGGATGTAGTTCGACATTATCGACTATCACGTTGTCGTCTATGAAATATGATATGCGCATCGGACTCTCGACTTCGGAGAAAACGATATTGCTGGCATTCTCCGTAAAGGAGACCGCATAGTGACCGCGAATTGTGAATCCCATGTTTTTTTCGTCAAATGTATGGTTTCAGAAATCGGGATGAAAGGACAATTACACCTCTACGAACTCGGCATTGGCGAATGCTACCGTCGCCTTGTCGGAGAGTGTGATTTCCATGGTCTTGATGAGAAATAGCCGGTTGTAGAGCATGATCTTGCGCCAGAGTTTGAGCTGCGCGATGTCGGCGGGAGAAAGTACCACATCGGCCTTTATGGAGTCTTTCTTCTTCACCTGCCATTGCGCAAATGTCTCGTGGAATTTGGCATAGAGCCCGTTGGTGCCCCCGATGGCGATGGAATAACGTGTGTTCGCCATCTCGGAGCCTCCGTCGATGTAGGGCTCGGGGCGTGTGAAATAGTTTCCCTGATCGAAGAAGTTGTTTTCGATCAGTAACCCGATGTATACGTCCGAAGGGCGGTTTCCGCCGACGGTGGGGATATCGACGACGGGTGCCATGGTGCGGAGCGTCACTTGTGCGTCCGTGGATTCGACATTGATGAGCGTTGCGACATTTGCCGGGATGCAAGGGGTACAGATGAAGCCGATGCTGTTTTCGTAGTTTTGGCCGTCGCCTCCTCCTTCGGATAACTCGACCTTGTTGACGTTGGCCTGGAATACGATGTCGATGAGCGGTATTGTAGTTTCTGTCTTATTGAAAACGATCTCCCCCATAAGTATCGTTCCTATCCAGTCCCAAACGCGTTTCCAGTACAAGTAGGCTTTCACGGCTTTTCCCGAATAGACGTTCCCGGAGAATGTCACACGAACGTCGATGTAGTTGTCCGAAGTCCGGAATTTGGAGATCAGTTCCTCGTAGTTGGATGCGGAATAGATGCTCTGTGCGAGTTCTTCGTCGAACTCCTCCTCTTTGGCGGGATCGTAGTTCTGCTCGCCGTTGGCGTATTCCAGGGAGTAGCCTCCGGCCTCTCCGGCGACGATGGCATAGATGTCCGATACCTTCTGCGTCCAGTCGATAAACGTCTTGTCTTGAAGTATCGAGCTGTTGGTGCGTACATTGTAGTATCCTTTTTCGGGGAATATTGTCGCGCAGAACATTTTGAGGATGTTGGCGATGAACTCCGCCTTTGTCATCTCGGGCAGGGCCTCCGCGGCGTTGAATCCGGTTCCGATACACAGATTATCATCCGTGCCGGAGCCTGTATAGGGGATGCCATATCGGTCATTTTGCCACGCTTCGGGCTTGTAGGTTCCGAGTATAGCCATACGATCGAGATAGTCCTGGACCTGGGATGGGAAGATCAGCCCGGGGTGGATCTTCTCCAGCAGATAAGCTGCCTTGATTGCCGGAATGATATAGGGCGTATCGGTGTAGAGGTAGTTGGCGTATTTGTCGATCGAAGAGCATTCCGCCTCTCCTGCGGCCGTGGGGTATTCGATCTTTGCGCTGTTGGCCTTGCGGACGATCATCGGGAGTCCGATATCGGGATAATCTCCTTTGCGGGCGTTCTGCACGAATGTTGACATTGCCATGCCTGAGTAGTCCCGGCACGCTATTTCGTGGATATTCCCGGAGAATGCCTCTGTCGCATCGGCACCTACGAATGTGTATTTGAGCGTTTGGTCGGAGAACTCGTCGAACTGGAGTTCCCCGGAGAATAGTTCGAAGCCCTCGAAGATGATGGCGGCGGGAATCTTTTGCACGGCGGGCGGAATCATCATGACATCGACGAACCGGAATTCCACCTTGTTTGTCGGGGAGAGCGGGAACTCGATGCCCGTTGAGACGGCCACAGGCATGCGGTCGTCTGCGAAGAGGGGATTCTCGAGGGTGAGCGTTATCTCCTGCCCGGGTGTGATGTCGAGCGTGCGTCCGGATTCGAGACTTTTGATCAGTAACATGTCTATTTGAGTTTTCCGCGGTTCATCATACGTTCGTATTCGCGCTGCTTCTCGATCAGCCCGGCCTTGCCCATCAGGGACACATCGGCGCGGATGGGTTCGTCGAGGCGTTCGGTGAGCCTGACTACCGCCGTGTAGAGCAGCCTGACGAGTGCCGGATCAGAACCTTCGGATGCGGTGGAAACCGTCGGACTTGCATTGATCGTGTCGATTGCTTGTCCCGGGGAAATGGCTCCGCCTGCGGCATATCCGGTTGTTCGCATCATAGCGGGTAGCGTCTGCGTGAAATCGAAATCCCGGAGGCGTCCTCGCCGGCGCACCGCTTCGAACGTGTTGATGATCGGCGCGGCCGTGGGGTTCTTCATGGCCTCGTTGGGAATGACGTACTCCATGCCATTTTCGCCAACGAGTACCGTGGGCCGGTCGATGTAGCCACGGGCATCGGGGTCGAGGTGGGCATTGAACCTCTTGCCGTCTTGCGCCCGCTCTACGGGGAAGCCGCCTTCCTCGGCGCCGGTGATTGGAGTCGAGGAAATCATGGCGATCTGGGCGGTCCCCATTGCTGTCGCAAATGCAATAGGGATCAATGATAATGGCCACGGGTAGGCCGCTATCGCTTTTGCAATGCCTTCTGCCATACTTATCGTCGCATTAGTAAGGCTTATTGCTTTTTGACGTTTGGCCTGCTTGATTTGGAGTTCTTCCTGCTTGCGCTCGTACTCGGCCTCCATCTGCTCGACGGCCTGGGTGTGCTGTTCTTCGGTCATCAGCCCGGCATCGAGTCGGGATTGCAGTTGCTTTTTCTTGGTGTCCTGGTTCTTTTTGTATTTTTTGAGTTCGGCGTTCTCCTTGGCTGTCATCATTTTGTCGTAACTGGCGTATAGGTCCATTGCCATATTGGCGGCTTCGGCTGCGGCCAAGAGTGCCATCGTCATTTCTTCGGCTCCGAATTTCCCGGCGGAGATGTTATCGAAGAACAGCGCCCAGTCATCCTGAGAGAATCCGAAGAGATTCCCGCCCCGGTTTTGTGTGAAGGAATAGCCAACTTCTTCCACCTTGTCGGCCGCTGCGTCGATAGCTCCTTCCACCTCTTTGATGCGGCGAATGAGGTCGTTTTTCTCCTGCTCGGAGAGGAGTGACGTGTCGAGATCAATCGTTTGGAGTACGCCTTTCAGGTCCCGAAAGGCCATCATTCCGGAACCACTCAGTGCTTGGAGCTGCGTGAGTGTCGAGCGCAGGTATTCCTCGTCGAAGGCTTTGAGTTCATTGATTTGTTGCTGTTTGAGCCGGGCCCGTTCCGTTTTGGTGAGCGTGGCGGTCTGCAATTCCGTCTTGTGGCGTTCCTGCATCACTTGACGGCTCTGCTTGTATTCGTTTTCTTCCTGCTTGAGGGCGTCCGTTGCCCGTTGGAGTTCGATCTTCGTGAGGTTCCGATTGTGTGCGAGTGCGAGTTGTTCCAGGGCCGCGGCGTTCCCGGCGTGTTGTTTCTTTTTACGCTCGTAGTCCGCATTCTCCCGGTCCGTGGCATTCGTCATGTTCTGGATGCGGAGGTCCTCGGCCGCTTCGGCCTGCTGCTGCTCGCGCTTCTTCTGCTCGATCAGTTTGTCGGAAAGTTGGGCTTCGAGTTTCGCACGGGCCTCCCCGGCATCTTTATTCGAGGCGAGGCGGGTTTTGAGAAATGCGATTTCGAGGGCCAGCAGTTTATTTTGGTATTCCTGCTCTGTGGCGATTTCTCCGTCGACGAATTGTTTACGGAGTTTCAGTTTTTCGGTCTCAAAATTGGCATCCGTGATCTCCGATTCGTTCTTTTTCAGTTCGAGGAGTTTGTCGGTGAGTTGTATTTCGAGTTTCGACCGGGCTGCGCCGGATTCTTTATTGGCCGCGAGGCGGGCTTTGAGTGCCGTGATTTCGAGGGCCAACAATTTCCCTTGGTATTCGCGTTCTGTGGCGATTTCTCCGTCGGCGAATTTCTGGCGAAGTTTCTTTTTTTTGGCCAGGAAGGCGGCATCGTTATCGAGGCTCCACTTGTTCTTGCTGTCCCCACCGTCGAAGCCGCCGGCGGAATCATCCGGATTCAGAGGATCGTTGTCGGTTGTGTTCGGCTTTGAGGTCGTCGGGGTGGTTGATGTGATCCCGAAACGATTCCGGGCCGTTTCGCTGACTGCATTTTGTGCATCGCGCAATTTTTGTAACTGGCGAACTAATCGTTGAACTCCTGCAGAACCAGTTGTAAGCCAGGCGTCGAGAGATTGCCCGCCGAAGAAGGCATTCATAATCTGGCTGTAATATTTCGATGCCTTCTCGGTGTAGTATTGGTCGTTGAGTTTTTCCCAGAGTTTGTCTGATATATCGCTAAATTGTTCATCGAAGGCGGTTTGCTGGGCTTCGACGAATTTGTTGTACTGCCGCGTCTTGGCGCTCTGCATGATAGCGGTCGTCAGCGAGTCGTATTTATCCCGAAGGGTTTGTACGGTTAAAGTTTCATTCTTCAGCGTGCTATCGTATTTGCCGAATTTGTCTATGATCTCCTGCTTCGTGTCGTTGTACTCTTTCGTTCCTACTTTGCAGCCTTCCAGTTTCCCTTTCAGCCGGTCGAGTTCGGTGCGCTCTGTTGCGGCTTCCGTCGCGGCAGAGCGCATGTGGCCAGACAATAATTTTTGAAATTTTGCCGCTGCGCTGGTCCGGCTGGAGAATAGCGCGATGGCGCTTGCCAATCCGGACATGGCGAGCGTGGCCCAGCCAATGGGGCCCATAGATACAAAGAACCCTTTGAAGGCGAGACCTGCGGCCCGCAGGTTCCCGGCGAGGAGAAGTTGCGCCGCGGCCATCAGTTTTGTCGAGGCTGTTCCTTCCTTCATTACCAGGGCCTCGCGCATGAGCGCAATTTGGTGCGCTTTGCTCCATGTCACCAGTAATTTTTTTCGGGCGAGGAGTATGCTGTCCCACTTTTCCTTAATCTTCGCGGCTGCCGCGTAAGAGACGTATGCCGCGATCAGTACAAGGATTGCCCCTTTGTTCTTTATCAGCCACTCAATGAGGATGCGGGAGGCTTTGATAAGCGATGCTTGTGCCGAGAGGGATTCGTAGTAGGCCGGGAGCAGGGATTTTCCGAGGGCGGCCGCCTCGGCTGTGATTTGCTTTTTCCGCTTTTCGGCGATTGCTTCAGCCGAGTTGTTCATGATGTTGAACTCCTGAAGGCACGAGGTTCCCTCCTCGAAGGCTCGGTTGGCAATTTCCTGTTGCTGGCGCAGTTTGTCGGTGTTCTGGGCCAAGGCTGTAAGAACTCCCGTCGCTCGGGTACCGTCCAGTTTGAGCGAGTCGAGAGCTGCGACGATTTCCGCCATGGCGGCGCCATCGGAGCCCATTCCCTCAGCCATTCGGATCAGCGCCTCGTTCATATCCTCGACCATCAACTTCTTGAAGTCTTTGACGTTCATCTTTGCGGCGGCGGCGAAGGCATCCGTGCGGCGGAACATGCCGGTGATGACTTGCGACATGGATGTTCCTGCCACCTCCATCGTCTGCCCGAGGTCGTCGAGAGTGGCGCCCAGACCGGCGATGTTGGCCAGGGACATTTTCGCCGAATAGCCGACACCACCCACGCGGCGCATGAACTCGACGATGTTGGCTTCGTTGGCTGTCGATGATTTGCCGAGTTCGTTCACCGCCGCTGCTGTTTTCATCATGCCCTGCTCGATGCCGAACTCTTTATTGAGTTGGAATACATTGACGAGTTTCCCGATCTGGCCGATAGTTGTTTCGACGTTATCCCCGAGGTCTTTGCCGAGCGAAATTTTTATGATGTCGGCCGCGCGGGTAAAGCCTTCAATGTCCTGCTTGGCGATGCCCAGTTTGCCGCCGATGCGAGCCAGAGAGAGGAGCTCCTCCTGGGCGGTGCGGGTGTCTATTTTGCCCAGGCTCTCATTCAGTTCTTCAACCTCCTCGCGGGTCATGCCGGAGGTCTTGCGGGCGTTCGACATTGCTTCGTCCAGTCCCGAATAGGTCTGTATCGTTTTGTGAAGGCCCGAACCGACCATTGCGAATGAGGCGAAGGTAGCCGTTACGGTTCCGATATACTTATTGACCCGAGAAGCCATGCGGCACATGACGCCTTCGGTTGAAGCAGTTTCGGCGCGAAGTTGCGCCATGCGGCTCGTCACGGCCTGCAATTCGTTTCGCAGTTGTCGCCATTGTGGCGTTCCGGGTACGACGTTGCGCATGGCATTCCGCAGTTCGGCGTGTCTCTGACTCAATTCGGAGGTCGTCATCGAGGTCAGTTTCATTTGGGATTGGAGCTGCTTTACCCGGGTTTCGTTGGCCTTGATCGTCTCGTTGTTGCGTTTGAGCGCGGCGGAGATCTCCTCGATGCGGGCCTTGTTTGCGCCGCCTTCGGTGCGGAGTTTCTTCTGTTCTGCCCGGAGCCGTTCGTTTTCGGCTCGCAAGTCGCGGCTGTTGCGGGTTAGTTGCAGGATTTCCTTGCGTGCGGGATCGCCGTTGACGATGATATTAAGGCGCAGGTTTTCCTCTTTGAGTGTCTTTGCCATGCGTTATTTGTTTTCGAGTTCAGCACGAATGCGTGCGGCGACATCCGGAGTGAGGTCGTTGGCGAGGCGTGCGGCGATGGAGTTGAAATGTCCCCAGATGAACCGATTGTGGATTTTACGGTTGCGGCGCACGACTTTCGAGCCGTACTTCATGGCTTTGAGGTCGAGAAAACGTTGGTATGCGGTGTGGGAGACGGCCAGTTTGCCGGAATATCCGTCGGCGGCCGAAACTTCGGTCCGGCGGTGTTCCAGAATGCGTTTAGTGTGGAAGTGGAGCCGTGCAGCGAACGCAGCTCCTTGATTTTTCAGAAGGCGGGCGCCTTCGGATGTGAGAATTTCTTCTACGAATCGTTGCTCGACGAGTGATGCCATTTCATTCGTTTTGCAACAAAAATAGCCGCCCGAAGGCGACCATTAAAGGACAAAAATAGAGCTTAGAATCGGCATGGCATTATCTCACCATCCGTTTTTTTCACGCAGGGCTCCAATATAGCAGGCCCCAAGAAAAATCAATATTCCTATTGCGAGTAGTATCATATTACAATTGAACGTCGATATGTAATTTCCCTCCCAATCCGCGCTCTACAATATCGAACAGCGTTTTGAGAGTAATGTTCCCTCCGTCGTTTTCGACCTTTGAAATGAACGTGCGCTTTTTGTCGATTCGGTCGGCCAGTTGTGCCTGAGTCATCTCTTTCTGTTCCCGTGCCGTTCGGATTTTCAGCCCGATCCGCAATGCGTCGAGATCGCGTTCGATACGGTCGCGTTCCGGCGTGCCTATTTCGCCGTAATATTTTGTTTTGATCTGGTCTAAAGTTTTCGTTTTCATTTTTTTGTCTCCTTTCTTTTTTCGTCGTAGTATTCCGACATAATTTTTTCGGCTTTTTTGATCTCTCCTGGTGGAGTTTTCTGTGTCTTCTTCTGGAAGCCGCACAATAATACTACCATTTTGTTGCCATCGAAAAAGCAGAAAATCCGGAATATGTCGCTTCCGAGTTGTACCCGTATCTCGAATAGCCCATTAGTGCCTTCGATATATTTCAAATATGTAACGGGGACTCGCTCGATCTGCTCGATGATGTCGAGTACCTTGATGATTTTATCCCGTACCTTCTGCGATTGTTTTTCGAAAAACTCTTCGAAATAATCTTTGTAGGTAACGACTTCTCTTGCCTTTTTTATACTACAAAGGTAATTTATAAATTACATTCTTGCAAATAAATTGCCGAAAAAATTAGCCCTCGACGAGTTTTTATCGTCGGGGGCTTTGGCAGGTAGTGTGATTTACGCCCGATAAATCATTATATCGGTGTATCGTGCATTGTAGGTGATTGTGTTGTCTATTTCTTTTCGCGTGGCTTTCTTGAACGGAGAACCGAATCCGTGTGCATCCATCCAGTCGAAGAACTCGATGACGGAGGACTTGTTCGAGGTGAAATAAAAGAAAGGGTGCTCCATGATGGTGGAGAAAACGTCAAGATAGTCGGCCAAACGCCAATATCCGTTATAATGTCCGGCTTGGGTTGAAAGGTACGGCGGATCGACGAGAAATACTACACCCGGGGTATCTTTGTATTGGGAGAATAGTTCGCGGTAGTCGGCCTTGACGATTTCCAGTCCGTCAAGGTATCCGTCGCAGGCGTAGGGTGTCTGCTTGGTAGTATTGTAGAGCGTTTGCTTTTCAATCTCGCGGATGTTTGTTGCGTAATTCCCAGAGAACAGAATTGAGGAGGAGATCGTAATGTAGTCAACGAATCCGGTGTGTTCGTACCGTCTCAGCAGATCGATGATTGTCTGCCGTTTGGGCTCGGATACTTTTTTCTTACGTGGCAAGCCGTCGAGTATTGTGCGGATTTCAGCGATGATGGTGTTTGTCCGTTCGACATTCTCGATACGGTGATGGAAGTCGTCGTAGTCATTATAAACGACGTGAGCGTCCGGCCTCTGGCGTTTTACGACATGCGATAGCAGTCCGGAACCTCCGAACAGATCGACGAATGTCGTTGCGGTGGGGAACTCTTGCAGGGCTTCGCGGAACAGTTTGACAAAATTGCGTTTTTGTCCCATGAACGGGAGCGGGGAGGTGTTGTAAACTTTTACAGACATTGGTGGTGTGTTTTGGGCCTGCGAAAGTCCGACTTATTGCTGTGTATGCCAACTATTCGGGGGGGGGTATCACTGCACGTTCCGTGCAGTCCTTTTCGAGGTGAGCGATGATGTTGTAGACCTTCCGTTCGCTCACAGCATACCTTTCAGCGAGTACCGCGACGATATAGGTCATTTTTTCGCGGCGGGCCTTCATGGCCCGGTAGTCGTTATATAGTGGAAGGTGCTTGTGGTCGTCGGGACGGATGCCTATTCGTTCGAAACGGTCGAGTATTTCCCGGTTGAATGCGATGATCTCGTATATTTTCATTACTTTTGTATCTCTGACTTACATGCAACAAATTGAACGCTCGACATGGAGCCTTGAGGTTTTGTCCCCGGCTATCCGTGTCGAGCGGTGTGTTGTATGTAAGTCAGAAGATATGCAACGGTCGGGGACTTTTTAATTATCCCTTTTTATATAAGTGTCTTGCCATTATCTCTATTTGAGTGTTAATGTCGCGGCCCATCCGTCCCATCCGCCGAACCGTCCGGCTTCCGGCAGGATTACTGCTTCGACGAGCTCCATTCCTCTCAGTAGGGGGCATGGCCCGGAGATGTTCGCTCCGCATATATCGTTGATAAATTTGGTGAGCAAGGCTTGCAAGACATTGAGAGTTTCCAGATAGAGCCAGTCGGTTTGTTCCTGCGTGCGTGTTTGCTCCTTACCTTTTTCGAGAACGAAGATGATGAGCGTGTGCGGCCCTTTGATGTTATCGCAGTCTCCGGTGAGCGTTGCCTCCGGGAGTGAGATCACGATTTGACGAGGTTCGCGTTTGGGAGAGTTGAGCACGAGCGTTCCTTGGTCCTCGTTTGCCACGAGGAAAGGCGCCGGAACATCGGTCATGCCTTCGTGGATGTTTCGGCAGTACTTAATCAGTCTTGTGATTTTTTCGAGCATTGTCGGCGTTGTATTTGTCATTGAGTAATAGGAGAAGCACGTCGATTATGTTTGTCGCGGATGTCTCCTTCATGTCGCCGAAGGTTCGGCGCTCGGCCATGTTGAACAATGTCCCGAGCCATCCGAGTGATTTCCCGGGGGGCTCGTTGTCGTTAAACAGCGGCGCAAATGATACCTCGCGGCCGTTGATCGTGAAGGTGCCGCGCTGGAGGTTATCGACGCATGCAGCGTACCAGAGCAGGAACAGATGTTTTTTCCAGGATGGCACAAACCGGAAGATGCGGGCGGTGCGTTCCGTGCGGTCGATGTCGAGCGGTTCGACTCGCCGGCCGGCCGGTTGCTGTGGTCCGGGGCGGCGGTAGAGCGTGGCGAGCAGGTTGTCTATGTGCCGGGAGTCCTTAGTTGCTGTATAGAGCGTCAGTTCGGCGTCGGCCGCGATCAGCTCTTCGAATGAAATATCCATGAGGGCGTCAGCCGGGCCGACCAACCGGCGCCATCCTATGCGCAGGGTTGGCAAGTGGTTCTCCAAACAGTCGAATGCGGGGAGGAGTTCGTCGTTATTCGTTGAAAAGAGGAACCCGAGGAGTTCTTCGGCCAGGAGTACTACTTTCTCCGCTCGACGATGTGCTGCGGCCGGATGCAGGCGTTCCCAGACGATGCTGCGCACGGTACGCTTTATTCCGGCGAGTTTGTAAAGCACACGTATCCGGAACTCCGTGAGAGATATGCGACCGCATTGGAGTGCGTGAAATTGCCGCATGACGTGGAAGAGTTGCGGTCGGGTCATCTCGGCGTAGGAGGACGGAATGTTGACCGCAATTCCAGCTTCGGGTATTTCAATGCGGTTCATCAGGTTAAGCAGTATTTTTTCGACGGATCGTTATCCGGCAAGAGTGCGACATGCCGTGCCGGATTTCGGCGGTTGGTCACGGCTTTTTGAAGTTCTGTTTTCGCGTCGGTGGCTTCTTGCTCCAATGTGCAGAGCAGTTTTCGTGTTGCGGCATCGTCGATATTGCCGCCTCGGCCGCCTTGGAAAGAGTCGGAGAATCGGCGCACGATCATCGTCGGCAGAATCTTGACCGACATGCGTTTCACCGCGGTAATGACGGCATAGAGGGGGATGCAGAGTTTCGCGGTTGCAAATTGCTCGGCCAAATCCTCGCCGATGTCGCCGGCCTTCATGCGTTCGAATGCTTCTTCGCCAACGATAGGCCGGATAATGCGGTCTTGCGCCTCCAGCATGAACGGCACGAGGATATAGAACATGCGGGGTGAATCTTCGAGCGGGAATACAGCCTGGAAGGTGTCGAGGTCTTTGATAAAGCACTCGGCGAGTTTTTGCCGGAGCGGGGAGGTCTTCCATTCTTCGATCTGTTCCTCCTCCAAAAAGGTGTAGAGTTCATCGAGCGAACGGTAGTATTTGTCGAGTAAAGCCTGGTCGTCGCGGTCGTACTGCCATTGCCAAGGCATTTTTTCGCTTTCTTCGTGGATTTTGACTTTGCGGCCGCCGTCCTCGTGCGAAAGGATGTTCTGTTGGTAGAAGCGCACCATGGCGAGTTGTGCGATAGCTGTTTGTATCGCAGTTACGAGCTGCGAGTCGATCCCGCCGTCTTGTGCAGTGAACTCCGGTGTCCGGTAGTATTTCTCAGCCCGGTCGAAAATTCCGGGTCCGATGAGTTTTCGGATGGTCCGGCTTGCGGAATTTATTTCCGATTCGATGACTGCGAAGTCGTTGCTCTGGAAATAGGTGCCGACGAGAGTCTGGATTTCCTTGGCGCCGTCATTGTCTTTATTGAAAATCATGGTTCTAATTGTTTCGGATTCGATCTTCTGGGGCTGTTTCCTCCTGCGTCATGAGGCTCTGGTGGTAAAATCCGAGCTGGAGATCTGTTTCGGGAAAGTTGAAACGGATCGCCTGGTTAATGGGGTCAAGGATGACCATTTCGGGGATCGCCACGTCGGAGAGTTTGTAAATTTGATGCGCATAGAGCATCTCCGATCCGGAGGCGAGTTTCCCGTTGACCATGATGTTCGTGAGCGATGGGTGGAGTTGCATGCCCGAGGTGATCGCGGAATTCGCCGCTTCGCCGATTTTAAGCTGCGATTCGACGAAATCCTTGATCTTTTGGTCTACGGCTTCTATTTTCCATGTGCAGAGGTTCCCGTCGGGATCGTAAAAGTCGATGGATTCGAAAAATTTGCCCGCATTCTTCTTGCCGGAGAGCACTTCGGTAATTGTACCCATGATTTTGTCTTTCAACACGGCGACCATTGCGTCGAGTTCCGTTTCCTGGGCATCCGGGTGTTTTTCACGCAATACGTCTTTTTTGCGCTCCCAGTAGAGAGCCGGCGAGTGGATGTGGTATGCGAGGTTGAGTCCGTTGTCGGTAACGTATCGGAATATCGTGGGGATGTCGGAACCGCGCAATATCCATCGGATCGCCCCCATGAAGGCCGGTGTCGAATAGAAGTTGCGACCGAACGAATAGGAATAGTTGTACGATGCCGACACGGGATATTTTCCCGGGTCGAACGGATCGTACACGGGGAAAGTCCTCACGCCTGATGTGAGGCAATCGTTTTCGAAGTCTCCGACGAAAATGTGCTTTACATCTTCCAGTTGCCGGCTCTCGGCCCATTCGAGGCGGGCGTTCGTTGCCTTGACGAATTGAAGGCGTGCGATGCGGGGTTTGCGGCCGAGACGGTCGCCGAGGCGCTGACCGCGTTCGAGGATGTGCAAGGCGAAGAATCCTTGCAGGTGGAGGTAATCGACCAGCGCTTTTTCGATGAACCGTTTGGCGTCCCAGGAGCGGAGCCATGCGGAAATGTTCGGATCGTCATCGTATTCGCGGATAATGCGGCCGTCTTTCACTCGGTGCCGGTAGAGAAATGCTCCCTGCCCGTAGAGCAGACCTTTCTGCCGTTGGAGAATCCCGGGCGCGAGGTTATTGTCCTGCACCAGATCGCGCACCATGACGGGCATGTCGTTCCCGGGGCCGAAGGCCACGATACGCTTGCCCATGACATTCTGGTAGGAGTACTCCCAGTTCGGATTGCGTGCGGCGTTGAATATCGTCATGTCGCCGCCATAGCTTCGTCCGGTGGAAATTGAATAGGCCATTTGTCCGGCTTCCACGACAAATGACGAAGGGGAAATTTTATGTATTTTCGTTTTCATGCGTAGACTTTCTCTCCGTTGAACGACATCAGAAGGGGCTGGTAGAAATGACGTGCCCGGCCGGTGTCGATGTCGATGTATTCTTCGATGATTTCGGCATGGCGGTGGTGCGTGTCCTGTGCCCTGGCTCGGAGGCGGGCGTGGCGTACCTCGACGATTCCCTCGCTCCGGCCGGCGGAACTATTGTAGGACATGAACGAGAAACTGAAGGTTTCGTTCTTGCGCGAGAGTTCCCGCATGCGTCGTATGGCATCGAATAGTTCCATACGGCAAAAATAGCGGTGCGGTGGTGTGGGATAAAGGACAAAAAATGTGAATCCGCTATTGTTTCGGGTATATTTTTTCGTAATTTTGTCCCTGTACATAGGGTTGAATCCGCAGGCGAGAGCCGACGAATTTGATCCACTTTCGGGAGGGAAGGCGTTATTCCCTCCCTTTTTTTGCCCGTTTTGCGGGTTGAAAAATCCGTTTTCAGCTTCAAAAATCCCGATTTTGCGACCTTTTTCGAGTGATATTTTATATTTGTGCTTATAAATCAATTTGTTCTGCGGTTTCGACGAAAAAAACGCTTCACGATGTGAAACCGAAGCCCGCCCCGCCCTCTTCTTCGTTTGCAATCGCACGGGTTCGAAAAGGTGATATATGAGGGGCCATTGTTTCGGATCGGGGAGGGTGCCGGGGAGGGGGTACGAAAAAGAGGACGGCATTCGCCGCCCTCTCGATATGCGAGGCAATATTGTTCTATCGCACGGAGACGTCGCCGGCCGTGCCGCCGGGGAGTCCGCGGCCGAGGTTTCGTTTGACGATGGCGATCCACTCCTTGCGCATCATCATATATTTGAATGCGTCCGAAAAATTTGTCGATGTGACGAGGCGCTTGTGGTCGGAGGATTTTTCGGCACTCTTATCCTTGCCGATGCGGCCTTTCGAGTCTACGATCGTCTTAGCCAGTTCGAGCGATGCTTTGAGATTGCGGCAATGTATGGCGTCGATCTGCAATTCGGGCAGGCGCGGATTGTGTCCGGTCATCAGTTCTTGCATGAAGATATACTCGTCGGACATAGGAATATTCGCCTGACCGAGTGACATGAGCTGTACGCGCCAGCCGGTCGGTGATCCCGTGGCGTTTCGTTCTATGGCTTCTTTGATTTGGACGGCCATAGATTGATTGCTTCCCTTGTAGTTATTGCCGCTTCGGTCGTAGTAGAATTTAACGACCTTGTGTTTGTGAGGCGCGAAGAAGTGCAGAAACTTGTCGGCCAGTTCGCGCACCCACTCGGGCGGGAGACTGAAGAACTCTTTGAGGATGCGCAGCACGCGGCCGTCGTCCTGTGCTATGAGCATGGAGAGCATGTTGCCGAAGTCCATCGACATGTCGATTGCACGGTTGGGATTGAGGTGCCGGAGCAGACGGCAGTCCTCGGTGTCATGGAAGCCGAGTGCCTTTTCCACGGCCGCGATGTTCCCGTCTGTATAGAAGTGGCGTTCGCCCAAGTTGGGGTAGAACTGCTGTCCCTTCTCGATGCGGGGAGGCATCGACAATATTGCGGCATTGACGTCGGAGAGCTGTGAGGCGAGCGCGTCGGCGAACCATTGCGGGGATAAGATATCAACGTTGACGTAACTCGAAACGATTAGGAACATGCTCTGAGCCTTTTCATGGTGGCGAAGATTGTACCAGCGTTCCATCCAGCGGTTCGCGGTCTTGTATTTGTTCAGATATTCTTGGCGGTCGGCATCGGCCTGCGTGCGGTAGAACTTTTCTTTGGCAGCGATATACTCTTGCACGGCGTCGTTCGCTATGGAGGCCGTTTTCCATACGAGAAGTAAGGTCTCGGGGTCCATTTCCTTGGCTCCTTTGAAAATCCAGTCGTATTCGCCGGTATTGCCGGTGTTGGGCATGTCGGTCGTGAAGGTTTCACCCAGATAGAAGGGAGAGTGTCCGAATTGCAGACGGTAGCCGCGTCGGGCTTTGAGGAGGTTGCCGATCTTGGCCTCGGCAAAATATTTCACCTCGTCGCCGAATACATGGACATAGGAGCGTCCGGCAAGGGACGCCGGGCGATCGAGCGAGCCGAAGGTAATGTTCAATCCGGTGAAAAATACGATTGTCCGCTTGTAGGAGATGATTTTGTTGTAGGGTTTCCAGAAGTAGGGCTTGAGCCATTTCGGGAGGTCGGCGCATTCCTTTTCCGTGAAGGTTGGCGGTTGTTTCTCTACGACATAGTGGACGCCATCGCGGAACCCTTTGCGCTCGAGGGCTTCGAATACCATCGGGAGGACGTTCGCCGTGAGGTTGGCGAAGGTATCGGCCACCCATGCCACCGGGGCCCCCGGCATGTCGTAGACCATTTCTATCAGCCGTTCGACTTGTATTTCGGTCGTCTTGGCCGAACCTCGTCCGGCGACGAGCCGAAGTTTACGGGGCATGACCATCGCGCAGAATTGGGCGAGCCAGTTCATAAACTGGAGATCGACATAGGCTTTCTTCTCAGGCCCTTTAATTTTCGCTCTGTTTCCCATAGTTCAGAATTTCGATGATGTCCACGTCCTCTATGAGCGACTCCCTGCGGAGACGGCTCTTGGTTGCTTCCGGAATGTTGAGTCGCTGAATCTGGTCGTTGATCTCCTGGCGGTTCACGGGCGGGAGGCCGATCACATCGGTCGTCAGCGAAAACACGCGCAAGGGTCGCATGTACATTTGCGGCGGCAGTCGTTGGATTTCGGGCTCGTCGAGTTTGCGGATTTTCGCAGCCTTGGCAATGATCTCGCTGACGGCTTCGTAGTCTTTAGGAGTCGTTGCTACGTTCTTCGCAGCGTGAGCCAAATCTTCGAGCAGTTCGGCATATTTATTCCGGAGGGCCTCCTTGGTCGTGTTCCGATTGGAGTAAAACAGCGCGTCGGCCTGGTTATAATAGTCCACGGCCCGGTCGTAACTATATCCGAGTTGCTGGGTCAGAAACTTGATCGCAGCTCGTTTGCCCACCTGGCGATCTATGGAGTTGATGATCGAGAGCAGGTCGAGAAATAGCTTTTCGTTGTTCGAGAGATCATTCGTGCGGCCTTCTGCCATGTACTCGTAGACGCGGCGAAAGGCTTTCTCGTTGTCGAAAGTGCCGAATATGTCGAGTTTCGAGGTTTTGAACGACTTTTCGCGCCGGATTTTTTCGAGGTGGTTGATAGCCGGCAGGTCGCCGGCTTCAGCGTTGCTGAGCAGTTTCTTATTAATCGTTGCCAACGCTTGCAGGCGTCCGCGGGTTATGGCCAGCGTGACGATGCTCTCGGGATCGTTGTATTCGGCGGTGAATTGGGCGATGTCGAAGCTGAAATAGATGGCCATGTCACGCGGTTCCCACTCTAAGGCCCCGAATTGCTGGAGTTCTTCGATTTGCTCACGGGTTAAGGTGTCCCCGATTCTATTTCGCTCGTAGATTTGTTTGGGCATTGGTGTAGGCGTCTATGAGTTTATCCACTTCAGCCAGAAGTGTCTCCTTTTGGTGTCGGCGCTTTTCCCGCTCGGCTTGCAGGTAGGGTTTTGTCCCTTTTTTGATTTCGTCATTGATGCGCCAGATTGCCGACCGTAGGCGCCGTTGTTCGGCGAGCAGCTCCACGATGTTCAGTCCGTGGAGTTGTTGCCGTTGGCGCAGGTACTCGAAAATCCGATGTTTGCCGAGTATCGCACCATGTTCTCGATAGTAGTCGAGTTCCTGGAATATCGCGCGGTTTTCCTGAAAGTTCTCGATGGCCTCCCGGGCGGAGGTGTAACACTCGTTGAGTGTTGTGCAGTCGAACAGCCGTTCGTGTGCCTGGATATACCGTTCGTGTGCTGTGATTTTATCCGCAGCGAGGATTTTTAACTCGGGCGGACAATCCGGAGCCCGGAGGAAGGGAAAATCGTCGCGGAATCTTCGTCGCGCAGGGCGTGCCTCTTCGCTTGGGGGTGTTATGCCGGCCAGGGTGCACAATTTTTCAATCAGCAAGGGCCGGTATTTCGCGGGCTTTATTTTGACGAGTGACGCGAATCGGGTGTTGTTGCTGAATTGAGAAAAGAGCAGGAGGCCGGCTGTGACCTCGGCTCCTGCTCTCAACCATGCGCGGATTTCCGCCGTCAAGCTATCATTCATCCTTTACGAGTAGCGCGAGTCGGCTTTTGATGGCGGCGAAGCCTTCACCGTAGGCGCAGATGAAACGCTTTCGGATGAGTGCCTCGGCGACGGTTCCCATGCACTCAGGACACCGTACGGCATAGCTCACGGTGTTGCCGAAAGTCATGCCGATTTCCTCGGGCAGCTCTCCGGGGTGGGCGATACCGTTGTACACTTCGAGGAACTCCTCTTCGGTGTAGGTGTCGCCGAGTTTTTCGAGGGCTTGGAGCACGGCTGTTGCTTCGACGAGGAACGGAAGCCCCGTGCAGGGTGTTACCACCCATTTGTCGGAGTCCGGCTTCGGTTTCATGCGGCGGACGCGATAAGCCGTGAGGTCGGCGAGATTGACGCGGTGCGTCGGGAAGCAGTTCGCCGGGACGATGATGAACGGGTCGGGGATGTCGTCGTTGGCTATCACCCGGTCGATGACTTCGGAGAACGGACCTTCACCGATTTCGACGGGGATGATAATGGCTCCGACGGCTTTCTGCTCCCATACTTTTGTCAGCAGGGGCAGAGCCTCGGCCGAGCCGAGTACAACGATGGAAATCCCGAGCTGGGGAACGGGCCCGGAAGCGGGAATTGCTCCTGCTTCCGGGGTTTTACGTTCCTGGGAATGATCCTTTGCCATGGCGTCAGAGGGTTTCTCCGGGTTTGGCCGGTTCGTCCATCACTTCGGGCAGTTCTCCCGTGTAGGTAAGGATGCGGAACTCGTCACGGACATCCTGCTGGAGTGTGATGGTGTTCTTGGCACCTTCCTTTGTGTCCTGGGTTTCGGACTTCAGCGAGAGCGGATTGCAGGGCGAGCCGACGATCTTGGCGCCCTTGCCGTCGCAACCGCGGACGATGGCGCCGAGGTTGCGGTTGGTGTTGTACTCGGTGAAGTCCTCCATGTCCGTAGAGGTTCCGGGATGTGCGAACTTCACGCCCTTTTTGTAGCCGCGGGCATCCGCCTCGCCTTCGGCTTCCTGAAGGAGCTCGATGCTGTCGGGTGTCGCGTATACGGGCTGGAGTTTCGCACCCTCTTTCAGTTTGAATCCGTCATCGGCAATCGTGACGCCGACCTCCCGGACGGGATAGGTCTCGACGTCATCCATGTCGAAGATAAGGATGTGCGGATTTTTCGGGGACGGGTTCCCGGCTCCTCCGGCCGGGCGCCCGATTGCTTTCTTTGTGTAAGGCATAGCTGTTGGTGTTTACATGGTTTCGGGGTCGTTGCTTTCCTCCGGATTCTCCGGGCTGGGGTCGGATTCCTGATTGTCTTCGACCTTGGAGGTGATCCACTTGCCCGTGGCACCTTCGCGCGTCGAGGAGATCGCAGCCTTCGGGTCGTAGCCGTCCGGTACAATGGCGAACACGGCTTCGCCGAGCAGGAAGCCGACGCCCAGCCAGAACTCGCAGTAGAAGCGCACCTCGTAGTCGTGCTTCTGGATGTCGGTGATGAACTGTTCGGGGTTCTTGTGTCGCAGGCCGACGAAGTTCTCCTTCGGCGTTGAGAAGACGATGGGCGAGCCGTAGAGGCTGTCGAGCACCTGGAGGTAGCAGTTCGAGAAATCGACGCGATCCGCGCCGAAGTTCACCTTCTCCGTCCCGGAACCGGCGCCCCACTTGTTCTTGTAGGCCCGCTTGTACTTGAGGTAGACATCGCCCGACATGAAGACGGGCATCTGCTTCGATTTGTAGAGCGGTGCGAGCGACGCCACGAAGTCGTTGATGACGGTCAGCACCTCGTCGTCGGTCGCTTCAAGCAGGTTCTTGGTGGTGTTGAAGAACCGCATCTGTTTGTCGAGCGATTTTTTGGCTTCAACAAGAATCGTTTCGAAGCCGTCCATCGTATCCTCCGTTTTCTGGGAGTCTGCGACGTATTTTGCTTTCGAGATCATCACGTTCTCGATGTCCTCGGCAATCTGCGGAAGCATCACCTTATCGACGATGTAGCGCGTGATCGGCATCTGGTCGGGCGTCTTGCCCTCGTCGTAGAGGTGGAAAAGCCAGCTTTCGCCGACCTCGGCCGGAATAACCGGGAAGTTGACCTTGTGACGAAAATTCTTGATCGTGAGCGGAGGGAATTTCGCACCTCCCCGCGGCGTCCATTTCGCCGTGAACTGCTGAACGACGTGGTCTACGGATTCACTCTCGACGGCCTTGTACTCCGTCGCAGCTCTTTTCCACGTGAGATACTTCGACGTAGAGAAGCCCTGGTAGAGCTGCTGGAGAATGTCGAGGTTGTTGCCCTGCGACAGATACGGGCCGAGTTCCTTGCGGAGATCTCCGACCTCGATCGTGGGGGTGTCGGCCATGACGCCCCGCTGGAGGAATGCGGCCGCGGCTTTGTTGTGGGCCAGGGCCATGTCGGCCTTGAATTGGCCTCGCTGGAAATTCCTGATCCCCTCGATTGCCGTCGTGGCTCCGGGGAGATCTTCGGGTTTGGCCGCCAGCGTGGCGATGTCGTTCTGGAGCTGCTTGATCTGAGACGTGAACCGGGCTTCGACCTGCTCGGTGGCGTGGTGGAGGGCCGCTTCGTAGAGGTCGTTGGCCTGCTCGTCCTCGGTCGAGAAGGTTTTCTCCTTGAGTAAGGATACGAAGTTCGGCCCGAAATGCTCGGTCAGTTTCTGCTCCTCCTCTGCGGTGAGTACCATCTTGCCCTGCGCGTCAGCCGTCGGTTCTTTTTTGAGAAAGCGAACGACCACTTTGCCCATCTGGGTGTTGGAAAGAAATTGTTTGAAATCCATATTTTGAAAAATTAGTGGTTGTATTGTGCCCGGATGGCGGCGTTTTCGATGCACTCGTCGAGGGTCATCATTCCGTTGATGAGTCCGAGGTCTTGAGCCTCGTCCGGGTGGAACATGGCTCCGGAGAATACACCGGGTGCGTCGGTTTTGATATTCGGCCGTCCGGCCTTCACGTCCTGATGAAATTGTGCGACGGTATGGGAGAGTCCTTTCTTGATGAGCGCATATTCGCCTTCGAGCGCTTGGCGGTAGCCGAGGTTTTTGTCTGTGCTTTCATCTGCGTAAACCGTGATGACGGTATAGCCTTCCTTTTTCAGTTTTTTCGTGTCGTCAACGATGTGATACAATGCACCGATGCTCCCGACCTCGGAAAGCGGATTGTCGCAGAAAATCGCGTCGCATTGCGAGGCCGTCCAATAAGCCAGAGACGCACAAAAGTCTACATGTGCGATGATCGGCTTGCCGAGTGCCTGCGTTTGGCCGATGGCCTCTTTGAGTATGGATACCGCATTCGCGGCGCCACCCCCGGAGTCGATGTCGAGGACGATGGCGCAGATCTCCGGATCATCTGCGGCTCGTTTGATTGCACGGGCATAGGTTACGGCTCCTATCGTGAAGCAGGAGTCGTATTTGGTGATTGTTCCGACAATCGGAATGACGGCTACCTTCGACGGCTTGGATTCGGAACCCGGACCTACTTGATCCGAAAGGTTGACTGCCGAGGCAGAAAATTCGAAGAAGGGGCGGGCCTCTCCGACTCGTTCGCCGTGAAGAAAAGAAAGCGCCACCGGGAGCAATGATTCGTAGTCGTGTACGAACCATTGCCCGCGGCGGACATCAGAAAGTAGCTGAAGCGGATTCTGGGTTGTTTCTATGCGGAACATTTGTGAATTTTTCACAAACTTACTCGCACCCAGGAGCGATAGAAAGGACTTTTTTAATGGGTCGCGGCGGGTTCTTGGTCTTGTATTCGAGAGTAAATTCGCATAGTTCACCCTCTTTAACGAGTGGGCGGCATGGCAAATCTTTCGTGCCGAGGATGTAGTAGCCGGTTGTGAGCCGAATTTTTATGATGCAGGGCTGGTGGAGAAGCTCGACGTTGCTGAGGAGTGTTGCCGTGACCTTGGTAGTCCAGTATGTGCCGTTGTCATCCTCTTTTGGCGTGATTTCGATGCTCCGGGGGCTGACTTTCGAAAGAGGCAGGTCCCGGAAAAAATTAGAAGGATCGTTCCATGCTTTGGCCCCGATGCGGGCGATAAATTTCTGTTTCATTTTTTTGACATTAAAATTGACAAAATCGCAAGTCAAATTAAATTATTTTATTATATGTGAATGCGGTTACTTTTTCGGAGGTTCGGGTGGCTGTATCTGGCTGAAATGATAACGCGCCTTTCGATGGATAAGGTCGGCTTTGCGACGGATGGCGGCGAGTGATGTTCGGTAGGCTCGTTTGCCCAGCGTCTCGGCATAGTCGGCCGACACGAGATGCCGGGAGACTACGAATGCTTCGATGATGTCGCGCTTTGGCATGCCGGCCTGGATGCCTTGCAGGTAGTAGGTGTCGAGGTCGATGTTGAATAGTGCGTCGAGAATCATGTTGAGCCGTTTGGTGTCGGCCTCCGTGAAAAAGACGTAGCGTGTCAATGCGGCGTAGGTAGTTTGGTGGCGCGGCAGAATGAGGGTTACGGTGAGTTCATCATCGGGCCTGCCGATGGGCGTGTCGCTGACCTTGTACAATCCGACGGCCATGCGGCCGAAATCGTTGGCGAGGGATAGACGGATTGGTCCGGGCGCCGGAGCATTGAACAAGTGGCGCAGGTAGTCGATTGTAAGTTGGTCGTTGGCTCTGAATCTTATTTCCATATTCGAAAGGTTTTGGTATCATGCGTGCGTATGTACATAGGGTCGAGTCGCACGAACTTGTTCTCTTTGATTTCGATAACTGTATAGCCATCTCCGTCCTGGAAATATCCGCGGTTAGCGAGGTGTTGGCAAATGTCAACGAATCGGATGACATCTTTGGCAATGTCGTCGATGCGGGTCCATTGGTAGGGAGGAACGCGCAATAACCTCGGCACGAGTTTCGTCGTATAGGTTTGGATTTCCTCCGGGGTTATTTCTTCGTATTCTATCATGGTGACATGTTTTTTCGACCTACATGACCTACACGACCTACAAAGTTGAAAATCAATATTTTGTAAAATGTGCTTTTGTAGGTTTGTAGGTCATAGTCTTAGAATGTAGGTTTGCGTGTTGGTCGTTGTAGGTCGGTTGTAGGTTCGTTGTGTTGCGTTATATTGTTGATTTTTAGTGGTGTTGGTCGATGTTGGCCGATTTTTCGTAAAAAGTCATATTCGCGCGTTATATTTCAGTTTATTTTCTGCGCTTTCGCTTCGTCTGGCGGTTCATGCGCCGTTGCAACCGGGTCGGCTGATGCTTGGCCCGGGACCTGCGCGGCTTCGGCCGGGGACGTGCCCGGAGTGGTGGATAGTAACACGGTATCCCTCGGAGTGCCTGTATCGCATCGTTTAATTCTTGTATGGTGCAAGATGCTGCCCTTATGGTGGTCGATAATGCTGATAAGTTGGCTAATACGTTTTTGAGGTTTTGAGAGAGCGGATAGCAACTGGAGGTCGCTGCAACAATGCCTCCGGGTGTAGTGGTGAGTTGATTACAGGGTTGGGATTTTCGCAAAATCTCTTGATTCCTATCCATTGCGGCCCATAGATGGAGAATGAAGGCGACGAACGTTTTCATTGTCATTTATTGGTTTGTAGAGTTTCCGTTATTTGTGCGGTAATGTCGCGTCGTTTGCAGGGGATGCAATCGAGCAGGCTCGGGATTTTGTAGAGCAGGTCCGCGTATTCAAAATAATAGGTCCGTTCGAGTTGGTGGTTGTAGCGTTCGATCAGCTGACATGCCGCGTAGAGGAGAGAGACAGCCTCCTCGACACCGTGCAGTCCGTGCCCGCTTTTTATGCGGAAATATAGGTCATCTACTCGGTCGAGGAAGCCTCTGGCAATTTCGGGCTTGAACCTGGCAAATATCCGGTAAGCCGGTTCTGCTACGGAAAAAATAATCTCTTCGGCCTGCCGGTGGCGGCGCTTGATTTCGTGGCGAAATTGTCCGGCTTTTTCCAGTTCTTCTTGGAGGTCTCCCATAATGTAGGGTAACGTTTGGATCAGCACGAGCATATCGACTGCCGTGTCTGCCATGTGTCGTTCGACTTCAGTCGGCCGCTTCGGTAGCCGGTGCGGGGTCATGGCTTGGATGGCCATGCGGTGGCGGAGCTGCGCCGCTTTGATTTGCCGGGACGTCATATAATCAGGCGTGAAGGGTAGGCGGCTATTTCGGGACTCGGGGATGCCGTTTCCTGTAATTCCCGTTCAAACTCTTCGATGCGTGCTTCGTCCCGTCTCACGGCTATCCGGGGTATGAAGCAATAGACTCGGATTCCGGAGTCGGTTTTTCCCTCCCAGATACGGGCCGGAATTCCGTTCAGGGTAACGATTTTGTCGGTGTTTTCGATTGTGATTTTCATAGTTGGACTTTTTGTGTTGTTTTTCAAGTGATTTTATTTCGTCGATAGCTGCGGCTGTTGCCTCACTCCATGCGGTCGCTACCTGGGTGACGACGGCATTGCCGAGGAATTTCTTCTGTTCCTCCTGCGATCCGATAAGCACGTAATCGTCGCCGAATCCCTGGATGCGTTTCATCTCGGGGATGCGCAGCATTCGCATCGTGACGTCAACGATGCCATAGAGGATGCAGAACTCTTTCACGCGCACCATTTCGGGAATGTCGTCCGGTTTGATTGTCCAGGCAGGTACTCCCTGCTCGATGGATACCAGATAAGGCGGACGTTTGTCCATCCGTGCGATCAGCGTGAAACAAGGCGCATCCACAGAGCCGCCGGCGGACCGGTATTGCGGATTCAGCAGGTAGTGGGCGTTCACGATACGCTGCTTGGGGTTCGTCAGCAGCGCGCCGGTTGGTTCGTTCACTCCGGAGAGTTGCCCGCCGCCGGAATAGTAGTTGGTGATAAATGGCTGCACCAACTGGAATCGGTCTTTTGTTGTCAGCGTAGGGGCCGGCCGTTCGACGGGTGAGTTGTATCCGTTTCCGTAGTATGCCGATACGAAGGCGTGGTGGTCGATTGTCGTAACGGTTCCGGCCGGGCCGTCAATGGGGATGTTCTTGCCCGCAGGCTGTCCGCTGAACTGCTTGGACAGGAAATCTACACGGGCTACGCCGAGCCGGTTTTGTGTCGCCACGGTCGGGCATGGAGCGTCGAGTCCCGGAGCGATGTATTTGCCGGACTGGTTTCGGGAGTTGTATTTGACGAGGAAAGCGTCTTTGCCTCCTGCGACGAATTTCACCAGCCCGGCGTGGATGCGGTCGAGTGTCGCTCCGACGAGTTGCCGGCGGCGATCGAAGATTGACTCACCGCGATCCTCGAAGTCGAGGCATTCCCGCACGGGCCGCCACGGCGCGAGCGGTTCGGTGAAAAGGTCGCGTGTCTGCTCCGGATTTCGGGCGTGCGTCTGCCGCGGCCACGCCATCGGCAAATCCGGCCGCGCGAACTGCCCGAAATATCGTACCCGGGATGTGTAGGCCCCGAAGTCGGCCGCATTGAGCACACGATGTTCGAACCGGTAGCCGTGGGCGCATACCTCCTCCACCCAGCGGCGGTAGTGTATTCCCTTGTGTTCGGGGTCGGGAACCCACACCGGGGCGACGGTTGTTGTCCGTTGCTTGCGGTCGTGTTTGATGTCGAGCGGACAGAAGGCCGCACCGTCTGGGCCGACGCTCTCCTTGACGATGAGTGGCCCCCATTCCATGAACTCAACGACATTTTCGATCTGGATATAGTCGGGGCGCAGCTCCTCGATGTAGCGGAAAAGGTGATCGGCCAGCGTGCGGCTGTCGGCGTCGCGCGACATGCCGCCTTTGGCCCGGGAGTGGTTCGTGCATTCCAGCGAGGCCCAGAGCACGAGTTTCGCACCGGGGTGCTTCATGCGTTCTCGGGCGACGTGTACTTTCATCGGTCCGAGGTCGAGTGTGCGAATGTCCTCGGTGAAGTGGCGCGTGTGCGGGTGGTTGGCCGCATGCGAGAGGATCGCATTGGCATCGTGGTTGACGCATGCGATGACTTTCGCACACTTGCGACCGTCGATCTGTGCCCGCTCAACGCCCGTCGAGGTTCCGCCGGCAC